TCTTTATTAAGTTTTACAAGTTTAATAAATAAAAAGTAGGCAAGGTTCACTAGAAAAACCAAGCCTACTTCTTGTTATTAATAACATAAATATTATATATGATTATTTTTTCTTCTGAACTTTAGATAATATTTTCTTAAAGATTGTTTTTGATGCGCTTTTTAGTAAACCTAGAATTGCAGGTGATGTAGCAGCGATAAGGCTAATGGCAGCCACGTTAAGAGCAGCACTAGGAGAAGGAAGAAAGGAATCCACAAACGTAACTTGTTCGTATTCCGCGATACATTCAATGCCATCAGAGCCTCTTTTATACGATTTTACCCTCTCAGTGCGAGCTTCTGAGGTATATTCACCAATTCTGCGATCATTTTTATCAGGACAGGGAGGAACTATAGGCTCATCTTTTTTATCTTTTGGTATCTCAGCTTTTGGTGGTTTACCTTCTGGTAATTTTGCAGGTTCTTCTTCTACAGGTGCAGCTTCTTCAGTGATTATCAAAGACTCTGGTTGATAATTCATTGGTATAAAAGACGGATATGGACAGTTACTAACTACTCCATTAGGGTCATCTATCAGTAAGTTTCTATTACCTGTATTTTTAGTATCCCGATGATAATATTTACAACCAATAGTTTCTACACTTAGTACATCAAATGACGGTAAACTTACTTGCGGTATATATACATTAGGTATAACAATTTCTGGAATACCTATCTCTCTTATTTCCACTATAGAGGTAGTGACTTACCTGTTACTGAAGGTAGTTTCTTATTAATTTGTCCTGGTAGTATTGTTTGTACTTCTTTCATTATCTGACTCATAACTCTACTTTTAAATTGTTCTGAAGTTACATATCTATAACCAAAGTATGCGCCTCCACTCATACTTGCCACCATAACGAAGGAAACTATACTTAAAACATTAGCGACTTTGTTAAACATGATTAAAGAAGTTCTTAATAAAATGGTAGCACCATTAACATTTATGACGCTACTTCTTCTGGTTGGGTTGATGCCTTTGTATCTAATGGCTGCAATGCTTCGGGTGTCTCTTGAGTCTCCAAAATCTGCTGTTCCAACAACTTCATCGCACCGTTAATTTCATGTATAGCAATAGTTAAGTTTTGTCTTTCTATTGCCAGTTGTTGTAATTTTTCTTGTAAATTCATTTATTCATAAACTTTTTTACCAGCAGTAATAGCTTTATCTATATCTGTAAAAGATTCTGATGTCCAGATAGAAGTTGTACCATCAGTTTTTTTATAAGCCTTGATAATTTCAAGATGCTCTACATTACGCTTTATTTTGTCCTTGTATTCATCGTTAGTTTCATCTGATGTTTTAGCAGTGTTGATGACAGTTACACTATCACCAGCAGCGGAGAAAATTGCTGCGATTTCATCTGCGGTTCTTTCTTCCATAATTAAAATAGATTTGTTTATAGTTTACCCTGCTTCAAGGGCTGTGACTTTTGCTGATAATTCTTTTATTGCATTTACAAGTACAGGTATTAATCGTGAATATCTTAAACCATAATGTTTTTCATCTATTGATTTATCTATAAATAAACTATCATTTTCAGATGATCCATATCCATTTGCTTTTTCAACTATTTCAACTTCCTGTGCAATCAATCCGATTTCTGTTTTGTCACTTTTCTTTGAACCATCAGGAGTAACACTTAAGTCATTACTATAATCTGTTCTCATATCCCATTTATATGTTACTGGTCTAAGAGAATTTATAATATCAAGACCCTTTACAAAATCAATTATATCTGCCTTATCTCTTTCATCAGAAGTGACAGTCCAATCAACTTTTATATGTGCATTTGTAATAGAATTATCTCCTAAAACGATTCTATTGCTTTGCGTTGTATGATTACCGTTTGGTGCGTTACTTGTACCAGCATCATGCCCAAGGAAAAGATTATTACTTCCTGTAGTTACATTACCACCAGCATCATTTCCTATAAAACTGTTATTACTTCCAGTTGTAACATTACCACCAGCATCATGTCCTAAAGCTACATTGTTATCACCAGTTGTAAGATTTGCTAAAGCTGATCGCCCCATAGCTGTATTACCAAGGCTTGTAGTAGCACCACCTAAAGCATTTACACCCACTGCGGTGTTTTCATCTCCAGTTGTTAAAGCATCTAAAGAAAAAGCTCCAAGGCTAGTATTTGTACTTCCAGTAGTGTTTGATTGCATGGCACTTCTCCCAACAGCAGTGTTATCTGCACCTGAAGTGTTGCTAACTAATGAAAAATATCCAACAGCAGTTCCATTTTCAGCAACACTGGCGTTTAAAGATGCACTACCTACAGCAGTGTTAAAATTCTGTGTGGTTGCTGTAGTTAATGCATTTGCACCAATCGCAGTATTTGATGTTCCAGTAGTGTTGTTTTTTAAGGTATCTTTTCCTACGGCGGTGTTATTTGAGGCTGTAGTGTTTGATCGCAAAGCGTCAACTCCCACCGCAATATTTTCACTTCCAGTAGTATTAACTAATAATGCGGTTGATCCTATTGCAACGTTATCATCACCAGTTGTTGTGCCCTTAGCAGCACCGGCACCTATGGCGGTGTTTCTACTTGCTGTAGTTTGATCTGTAAGAGTTTGATAGCCCAAAGCTGTGTTTTGACCGCCAGTTGTTAATGCATCTAAAGCAAGACTTCCTACAGCTACGTTTTGAATACCAGTTGTATTTGCTCCTAATGCTGACCTTCCGATGGCTGTATTGTTGTCAGCCGTTGTGTTAGAAGCTAAAGCACCTGTTCCTAGTGATGTATTTTGATCTCCTGTAGTATTTGCTTGTAAGGCTTCTAAACCTACAGCAGTATTATTATCTCCCTCTGTATTTGCTTGCAAAGCATCTTTTCCAACTGCAACTCCATTAGTTCCAGAAGTGTTTGCAGTTAAAGCAGCAAAACCAACCGCAGTTAGATTGCTTGTTGTGGTATTAGCTTCTAATGCTCCTTTACCAACTGCTGTGTTTGAAGTTCCAGAAGTTAAAGCTGTTAAAGAATTGTTTCCGATAGCAGTATTATTTCCACCACTAACAGAAGCATCTAAAGCACTTTCTCCAAGAACAGTATTACCAGAAACAGAGTTTGCTCCCTTACCAATATTTACAGAGTTAATTGTTCCATCAACAGCAAATGCTGGACCACCAGCTAAAGTAAATAAATTTACATGGGCATTATTAGAGGTATTTCTTAGCTGCATAATACTTGTTGAAGTATTAGCAAAAAATTGACTTGCGTAATTTGTAGATGGTGCTGACGATCCAGAATTATTACTTGAAATTGCTAATAAAGCATTATTTATATCAGCCCTGACATTTGCTCCAGTGGAGTTATCTATAACATAATCGTGTTGTGCCATTTCCTAGTCCAAAATTTTCTCTAAGTATATCCTAAACCAACACTAGCTACCACGCCCAAATCCTGTTGCTGCATATTTAAAGTTCCTGTTTACATGACCTGATCCATTCTTTACATCTATATCAAATCCTGTTGAAGAAATATTTGAAAGAGCAAAGAAATCACCTGATTGAGCATTTTCTATTGTTATACCGATTGATGGTAAAACACTATTTGCTGCAATGCTAGTCCCTGACTGCCCTGTGAAAAAACTATTTGTAAAAGTTACTGACTTTGTAGAAGTGCCAGAAGCTATAAATCCACCAGCAGATGCACCCGCATTACCAAGACTTGTTTCTGTTCTGCTTTCTAATTCTGCTGTATAACCTAATTGATCTATTTCTATTGATTGTGCTGGATCATTAGAATCCATGTCACACCTAAATTTAAAACCTCTTGCAACATAAGTACCATTAACAAAAGGATTAAATTGACTAAATTCTGCTGAATATGTACAGTTTCCGCTAGTAGTTAAAGATGTTGCAGAAGTTAAAGTAAAGCTATTTGCATCTGGAACACTTTGAATTTCATAATCACCATCAACACCAGTTCCAGAAGTAAAATCAACAGTTACAAAACCACCAACGCTGTATCCATGCGAGGACTTAGTGATTGTGATAGTTGTACCTGATATTGCATATGTGGCTGATACTGATAAATCAGGGTCAGAATCAGTTGTGGCAACTAATAAAGAAGCTCCGACATTGAATGCTGTGGCTGCATCAAAATCAGTCCAAGTATCAACATTTCCTGTCCTTCTATCTATTAGATCATTTGGATAAAATCCTTGAGTTACAAAATGCCTTCTTAGTTTTAATGGTTGCTTCCCACCTAGATCAAGAGTATTTGCAAAACTGTAAGAACCTCCAGTTATATCAACAGCACCAATAAAATCAAAATCTGCTATTGCATCAAAATCTGATTCATCATCTAGTGTCACTAATGAACCAAGAACAAGACCATTAACATCATCGCTAAAAAAACAATCTACTTTTGTTCCAGCAAAGGGTGGACTGTCTGTATCTTCTCTATCTTCTAAAACTGTAAGTTTTGGCAGTGTATTAGGTACTGTTTGAATCATAACAACGGAGGCATCACCAGCACTTAAACGCCCACCATCATCTCTAAATTTTAAGTGATATGTGCCATTTACAATATTCGGAACAATAGACTCACTGACATTTCCACTTAATGCAGGTAAAACGTCAACTGCATTAGTAAAAGTTGATCCTGTTGTCAAATTAGAACTACGTATTACTACGTTTCCACCATGTAAAACGTCAACATCTGTTGATTGATCAAAACGTAGTCGCACAAACTGATCTGATAAAGGTTCAATTTTCACATTTTGTACATCTGCTGGTAAAGCTGTTTTACCAACAGCAGTAAATGTTATTTCAGATGTTGTTGCACTTAATTTTCCTAAAGAATTTACAGATTTTACAGCAAAAGTATATTTTCCTAACCTTGACTCAAATAGTTGAAAATCAGGTCTTGCTACTCTTAATCTCTGAGGATTATCATTTTCAAAAATAAATTCAACTAAATATTCTTTTACACCCTGTATAGGTTCCCATGAAACAAATATTTTTGAAACAGCCCTATTATTTAAAACTACAATTTGTTCTGTTGCAGTTAAATTGCTTGGTGAGGGTTTTTCATCAATTAAAGTTGTAATTGATATTGGATTTGCAGCAACAGTTGTATCTTCTACTTGTGCATATTTATTAGTGTCATGAATTATTGCATCAATAGTATATTCAGAGCGGTCAACTTCCTCAACGCTTAAAACTCTATAGGTTTGAAATTCAACAGTGGAATTTTCAATTGCCCATATACTGTTTGCTTGAGGTACTACTGAAAACGCAGAAGAAACAATAATTGTTTTTCCAGAAATACTACTTATCGATTTTGATTCAACGGTTCCATCTGGCATAACAATTGTTAAAGTAGCACTATTTTCTGCTGTCAAATCGGTATTATCTGAATCATCAACAATTATTTCTGTAGTAGAAACTCCTGTATTAATCCTTCCACCTCTACGAATACCAGCCCTTAATGAATCTGCAATACCAATAATCATACCTGGTCTTACTATTACACCAGCCTCCAAAGTTGTTTTAAATGTGCAAACCTCATTTTCCTTTAAATTTGTGTATAAAAACCATCTAGCAATTCTTGAAGCTTGCCCTCTCGAAGTACAAGCAAAAGATTTTATAGTTTTTCTTATCCTGCCAAATTTTGTTATATAACCTGATAGTGCTGTTATTTGATCTGCATCAACATATTCAAAATCTAAAGTTTGAGTATCATTATTAAAATATGAAATTTCAACTTCTGTAAATTTTGTTTTTGATCCAACTCCAGAATAATTAAAACCCTCATCACTTATATTTGCATTTGTAAAAATATATTGCGGATCAGATGTATTTGTAACAGTATTATTTGGCCTGTCTTGATTTATTGCAAGAGTTCCTACGGTATAAAAAGGTGTTGCTCTCATAACAGAACATAAATCATTAATTAATGTAAAAGCTTCTTGTCTTTGTTGAATTATTACATTGCAACTAAAACGTGGTTCTGTTGTTCCTGTAATAGGGTCAGTTATTAATTCACTAGAATATTCACTAGCAGAATAAAAACTAAAAACATCTAAAGTTTCTTCATCAACAACACCATCTAAACCACCAAAGCCTTTATCGGTAGTTAACAAATCATATAAAATCCAAGCTGGATCAGAACACCATTCTTTATCAGTTTTGAAAGTTCCATTAAAAGTATATCCATCAGGATAAATTACTCTGCCATTTGTACTATCGATTGTTGTATCGTGAGGAACTTTAATTTTAGTTCCTTTGAGCCTATACATCCTCTTTGGATAGCTTTGAAATTCTTGAGCGTTAAATCTTAATCCAATATATGCAAATCCTTGATAATTACTTTTATCACTTTTGATTTCAGTGACAGATAAAAAAACTGTTTTGTTTGCTGTTCTTGCATCTGTTGTATCCTCAGTATTTCTTATTACAGTAATATCTATAGGAAAACTCATTGTTCGTTCAAATTTTATCTCAAAATCTTTTACATAAGGTGCAGTAGCAATACCGAAAGTTCTATTTAGTATTACTGGATTGCTTATAGTTCCATCATTTTCAGTAATTCTTATTGATAATTTAACTTCTCTACCAGTAATATCTCCATCACTTGCAAAGCCTTGTAAAGCTGGAAATTGAATAGAAACTCTTATTTTATCTACTTCAGAATCTGTAATTGATCTGGTTATACCAACACTTGTTTTTACAGTACAATTTCCTATATCTGGTTCATTAGAACTTTCAGCATTACCAACAAATTTTCCACTATCAGGAACAGAAACAATTTCTATTGTTTGCGGTGATCGATAACCTGTAGTACCTCCACTTGTTCTAAAATGAATTACATCACCAACATTATATCCATGATTTGCTATTTCTATTAATATTTGATTTGCAAGTAAAGTGACCCCACTTACTGTTCTACCATTATTATCTGCAGACGTAAATGTCCCTGTTTGTTCTGCTGTAAATGGTGAATTTTGTATTTCTATACCGACAGGTTTTGTATTTTCTACTGCATTTATTTCTTGAATAGCTGTTTGATCTGATGCACCATTTTTAAAAAAAACTTCAACATCAGTAAAATTTAAATCTCCATTAGCGTTCATCAATGGAGTTCCATCTAAAAATATATTTTTTTTAAAAGTATCTGTTCCTGTACCACCAATATCAAATATTGAATCAATTTCTCCATAACCTAACAAATCCAACACTGTTGCAAATTGTTTACTGCGTAAACCTCCATCTATTAAATCTGGATCAACAACTTTTCTGTCTGTTCCAAATAATTGATCGTCAACTAATCTAGGCATCAGGTTACACTTTTTACAACTTGGGCAGTATCAGTGCCAGCACTGATAATTATTGAGCCAGAATATACAAGCCCATAAATTATTGGAATTGGAGTTCCAGCACTAGCAACATTTTGCACCCCACTAAAATTATACGACCCTCTTATTCCTGGGTCATTATTTGAAATACTAGATGGTGGAGAGGGTGGTTCCGGTGCCAGAAGATCACTTGCAAGAGTTAAACCAATAGTTAATAATAACCTAGGAAAACCTCCAGTAGCGAAAGCTATAACAAAAGGTATAGCATTATTGACTATAAAATTAAATACATCATCAAAAAAACCAGCACCAACAGCAACAGGTATTATTTTTATATCACCTTCACCCTTTAAAGATAAAAAATCTTGAGAAACAACACGATCACCCATTTGAACCTTATAAAGTTGATTGTTCATATGTTTCTCTATACCTTTAAAATTAGCTTTTAAAAAATTAAAAGCTTGTTGTGGTGAATTAACAGCAGCTTCAAAAGAGCTTTTTCCTAAAAACTTTCTTAATTTTCCATAAACTTTAATTTTTCTTAGTCTCATTTTTTTATACTATTAATAGATTGTTCGCAAATCCAATCTGAGGGGAAAAAAGAAATCCATGAATCAGTTTTTATACTATAAATATAATATGGAAATCCAATATATTCACAGGCTTTTTTATCTGCTTCAGAGGCAATGGCAGGACTATTAGGATGACTATGTAATACTCCTAAGATATCTCCAGCATCTTCACATTCTGCCCAATCATCAGGATTCACCATAAAAAATTTTTGTTTATTATCAGCTAAATTTTCGCACGGCCAAAACTTTTCCTCACCATCAATCAAAGCAACTAAACCACATGCTTCTTGGGGTGAAAGTTTTATTGCATAATTTTTAAAAGATTCTTTCCAAGCCATAATTAAAAATTTACAAAAGTACCAACTCCAGGGAAATCATCCCTTGTTACTAATTTTTTTGGTGCAAATACACCGCTTAAATCAAAACTACTTATCATTTCAAATTGAACAAGGTTTCTATTCTCTACTGCTTTTTTATCAATAAAATAAATTTCTTGAGGTAGTTCACTAGCTGGGTCAGGAGTGCCAAAAGGATTTACAGAACTTGAAAAGTTTTCAGCATCTAAAAACCTACTTAAAGTGCGTCTGCGTATTACTTTTGCACCTTGTAAATCAGAAAGAGGTGTAATCGCATTTGTAAGCTGCATTATGCTTGTAATAACACCTAATAAATTTGAAAATGATAAAGTTGGTCTTGGTAAAGTACCTTTCCCAGAATATTTAAAACCCTCTGCTTGACAGGGCATCCTTGAATAAGTATTTGATTGCCAAACAATATCATTATTATCTTTCATATTATTGCCAGAATGAAATAAATAAACAGTAGGATTTGATAAGTTTGAATTTACATTAAATGAAACATTTCCACTTGTGGACTGTGAGGATGTTCCTTTAACAGTAAAACTATTTGTTGATACTGTCTGAATTGTATATATTCCATCAATGCCATTACCAGAAGTAAAATTAAGGCTTAAAATTAAACCAACAGAAAAACCATGTGAGTTTAATGTAATAGTAATTGTTTGACCTGACTGAGAGTATGTGGCTGTTTTTGCTGATTTTGTAAAATGTATATCAGCCTTTAATTCAATTGAAAATAATTCTATTATTGATTTATTAGAAAGCTGTTGTAATTCTGATACTGGATTAGCCATTATGGTTCAAATACTTCTCTAAAGGTTGCATTTAAAGTACCTCTATTTGCAAAATTTATTGATTGTTTATAACCAGGTTCAGCAACAAATTTTGCAGATGATGATTCGCCAGGAGGTGTATATGTAAAGCTTGCATTGTCTAAAGCTCTAGCATTTAAAAATGTCATAAATGTATCCAACTCTGTCAATGTAATATTTACCCAAGATAAATTATATATACGAGGATTTTGATTTAATCCAAATAATAATCGTTCCTCATAACCATCTCCTAGTTTAGATATTTTTAAATTTGGTTCCTGCTGTTTTACAACAGGGAACGATGCTTCTGGTGTAGAAGGAAAAGTAGCCATTTACCTATTTAATAAACCTCCTTGACGTTGTTCATTTACTATTGTTGTTTTTACCACAGATGCTATCAATTGTCCAAAAGCTTCAGCATCAGATCTGTTTCCTTGTACAGAAGAACCAGATGCATCTACATTAACAACAATATTATTAGAAGAACCAGAAGCCTCAACACCTAAGTTACCAGAACGGCCACGTTTTAATGGTAATATGGCTTCTGCACCAGCTTCTCCCATCAAGCCTACACCATTAGCAAACGGAAATATTGTTGGTTTGTTGACTATGCCACCTTTAGCGTAAGGTATTATTCCATTTTTTCCAAACACATTACCTGTTGCATTTAATTCTAAATCTAAATCAAAAAATTTATTTATTCCTTTTAATAATGGTTTCATAATTTCTTGCTTTATAGCTATTCTTGCTATATCTGCAATTATTGAACGTGCTAATTCTTTAAAATTAAGTTTACCTGTAAGAACAAACTGTACTAAAGAATCTTCCATTGTTTTAAATGCATTTACAAAAGCATCTTGTATTTGTTTCGTTGTATCTTTTATTGAGTTTAAATATTCTTGCGCACCCCCTTTCATACCATCAAATACCTTTGAAGTTGTATTACCTAAATCTTGAGTAGCAGCATTAAGTTCTTCTGTAGCCTGTTTTTGTTTTATAATTTTTTCTACTGCTGCATCAAATTCTGGTGAACCAAAAACCTCCTCTACAGTTTTAC